AGCTGGTGAAAAAATCCTTGATAACTTCAACTTGTTTGATGAAAACGGAAACCTTGACCTTTCTGCCTTAAAGACTGCTATGAACATACCGGGCTTTACAGACAAGTTTAAGACACAGTTTGGATTTGACCCAGATAACCTTTTAAAAGGCGGTGATAATTCAAGTGGTGGTGAAAGTCCTACAGGAACTACACTTGAAGATGGTACAAAGGTTGACCCAGGCAAATATATGAACAGCAAGGAATATAAAGAACTTGTTGCCGCTGGTGATAAACTTTCAAACCAGTATTACAACGGAGAAATTGACGAAGCAAAGTTTAGAAGTGAATACGCTAAACTTGAAAAGATTATGGGTGAGCATGGTTGGTTCTCATTCTTTAGAAACAAGGGTATTAAATCCGCTGACGACTTAATCAAGGTAAATAACAAAAACAATCTTATTAAACTTTCTGACGAGTTTGATGCACTTAATAACAATGCAAAGAACTACACCAAGGATGAATACTTGAAGAAGTATGATGAACTGAAAGCCCGGGGTGTAAAATGGGGAATAAGTGAAAAAGACTTGAAATCTGTTGAAAAGGCAAAAGATAAAGCCTTAAAAAAGACAAAGAAGTAAAAATACTTATTTCAAAACATAAGGCGGGGCTTAAACCCCGCTTTTTTATTCAAAAATAGTTTTTACATAATAAGCGGCCATCTTAGTTCCTTTGTGATATTCATAAACAACAGTTCCTAAGTTCATAAAAACGACTAAATACATATCTTGTTTAGCGGCTTCTTCCTCTTTTGTATATGATATGAAATGAGACTCTAAATCTTTCCAGTGGGTAACCTGTAAAACTTCTTCTTCTGTAGAACACAAGGCATAGGCAGTTATACCATCATCATTTTCTTTTGCATCCAGCCACTTTATTTCACAAAAAAGCAAGTTACAGGCAAATAACAAGCAAGTAAGAATTAAAAATTTCTTCATAAAACTACCTCACATATAGTTTGTCAAAATTATAAACCCTATCCCTTAAAAATCAACTGTCTAAAAAATCATACACTACTAATGAAACAAGAGGTTTATATGCAGATTAACTTAAATGTCGATTTGGAAAAAATGCGACAGAAACAAAAGCAGAAAGTCAAAACCGGAATGAGTATGCAGTCCACTGTAAACAATGCTCTTAATTTACCTACTCAGGGCAGCAATCAACCAATGCCCGCTATGAACAATCCAAACGGATGGGGAGCAAACGCACAATGAGAAAAGTAAAAGACAGCGACATAACAAGCGCCGTAGCAAGTCTAAAGGCGTTCTCTTCTAACAGACTAAGCAAATACCACAGAAACTACCGCAGATACAACTACACACCTTTTGCAAGTCTGAACAACATTAAAGACCCTTCTGTTGTAGGCTATTATGAACAGCCTGCAGAAATTGAAGAGGACACAACCGCTACACCACAGTTGAACGTTATCAAGTCTTGTGTTGATACATTAACAAGTAAGATTGCACAGTCTAAAGTTAGACCGTTCTTTAATACCCAGAACGGAACATTTAAGGATATTCAGACAGTAAAACAGGCTCAGGCTTTCTTTGACTTGTACTATGATGCACAGAACGTAAACAAGAAAGTCAGTGAAACTTTCCGCGACTCTTGTATTTTTGAAAAGGGTGTTATCTACATCAACGAAGTATCAAAGAACATAGAGAAAGCACTCCCTTGGCAAGTCTTTGTTAGACCTGCAGAAGTGACTTATGGAAAACTGACCCGCGTTTATTATGAGCGCAAAGACTATCCTACAACGCTTCTGGATGATGACCTTGTAAGAAAGTCAAACAATGAAGACAACGACTACTGTACTTATGGTGTTTATTATGACACCTTCAACCATATCAAGGCAGAAATCATTGACGGTGTAGTTATCAAAAAAACAGACTACAAGCCTTCTAAACTTCCTTTTGTTTTCCTGCATTACTGTTCCCCTATCGTTGGAGACACTTCTCAGTCAATCGTTGATATGCTCAACTCTATCCAGTTGGAAATTGATAACTTGATGATGAAGATTAAGGATGCAAGTCAGTTGAACCCAGCTTTGACATTCTGTGTTCCTAAAGGCTCTGGCGTAAAGACAAGTCAATTAAACAATCGTGTCGGACAGCTACTTGAATATACGGCCACACCAAACATGACCGGTTCCCCTGTAACAGTTGCTACACCAGCCTTTATTGACTCGCAGTATATGCAGCTTATTGAAGAACTTAAACAGAGTGCCTACGAGCTTGTAGGTATCTCTCAGTTATCTGCTATGAGTACAAAACCTACAGGGCTTAATAGCGGTGTAGCACTTAGCACAATGGAGAACATTGAAAGTGACCGATTTGAAACACAGCTTAATCAGGTTATCCGGGCGTATGTTGATATTGCAAAAACTTGTATTGAGGTATTCCCGGAAGAAGACACAATCCTTCCAGAAGATAATCAGCGCCTTTCTATCAAGTGGAAAGACATTGTAAAAGAGTCAAACAAGATGGTTGTGCAGTTCTCTGCTGCTGACTCTCTCTCAAAAGACCCTAGTACAAAATTGCAGCAGTTACAGATGCTTGCTCAGACCGGAATTATTCCACAAACAAGAATTGCTCAGTTTATGGAATTGCCGGACATTCAGAGCGGATACAGTCTTTCTAATAACGCTATCAATGCAGTTTTGACTTGTATTAATGACTGTATTGAAAAAGATGTTTTTGAAGTGCCTGACTTCATACCGTTCACAATGCTCAAAGAAGAAATCATCAATACACAGTTATCACTTAAGGCCGCAGCTTCTGAACACAACGACAACTTAGAGGATATTCAGAAACTTACAAAACTCTATGAAAGCGTTGAGATCAAAGAAGCAGACTGGCAAGCAGACAGTGTTCTTGAACAGAAAGAAACTGCTCTTGACGGTGGAGAAACAGAGGAAGGACTTCCACCAGCTATGACTAACATTCTCACACAAGAAGCAAACATGACACCTGTTGCTCCTATGGGTGATATGACCGCCGGTGCTGATATGGATGTAGGAACGCCAGACGGTGGCGCGGCTTTGGGACAATGGAACAATGCCCCAATGCCACAATAAGTGTATAAAAAAGTAGACACTAAGTTTACTAATGAAATAAGGAGTTGTTATGGAAAACGAAATCTATGACATTCTCAACAGTTACAAGGAAGCAATCGACCTGCTTCTCAATCGTTGTGACGAACTTGTAAAAGCTAACCAGGCACAGGAAGACCGCCTCTCTAAGTTAGAGTCAATGATTTTTGACGAAATCTTGGAACCGGCCCGCCTTGCTATGGAAGCAGACGACAAGGAAAGACGTTTCAACGATTTTAACGAGAAGTTTGGCGAAAGACTCGGCGCATACGACAAAGTTTTAGGTGCGGCAGAAGGAAACCCGGACTTCTCAATGGCAAGAACTGCTTTTGACGAATACGAAAAGATTCCAGAGCCACGCCCAGAAGAAGGCGTATATGTTGATGGCTTAATTGAAACCGTTGAAGAGCAGATTGACTCTATTAAGGAGTCTTTAGGTATTGAGCCAGACGCTAAGGTTGAAATCACCCAGGATGAAAACGGTGACACAGAAATCAAGGCAGACGGTGAAGTTGTTGCTTCTGAAACTGAGGAAACAAAGGAAGAAGAAGGAACAACAGAAGAAGGAACTGAGTCTACAGAAGAAGGCAAACAGGGTGAACTTGACTTTGACGGAGACGAAGAAGAAGAAGATGACCCGGAAGAAATCAAGAAATTGGAAGAAGAACTTGCAAAATCTCTGTAAGTAATTCTTTTTTGAAAAGGAGTAATAATTATGGCTATTTCAGCTAATGCTTCAATCCTTGCTATGCTCAAGGTTTATTACAAAAAGGAAGGTATTCAGAACCTTCTTTTCAGAAACTCTCCTTTGCTCAAGAAAATGAACAAGGAAAGAGTTGAAGGTAAAGAACAGCGCTTTGCTGCTATGTATTCTCGCGGTGGTGCCGCTGGTGGTGACTTCACTGCTGCAAAGACTCAGGCTTCTACAGTTGCACAGACAGCAGAGTTCATCGTAACACCGGGACAGCTTTTCAGCGTTTATTCAATGAACGCTAAGGAAGTTGCAGCTTCTCGCTCAAATGCCGGTGCATATATGCGCGTTGGCGGTGCTAAGATGTTTGCTGCTTCTGAGTCTTTCCGTAAGACTTTGGCTGCCGCTCTCTATGGCTCTGGCTATGGTGAGATTTGTGCAGTTCCTACAGGTGGATGGACTTTGACAAGTGGAACAGACGCAACTGTAACACTTCCAGAAGATGCGATTATGAAGATTGATGTAGGCTCAAAGCTCGTTGTAAAGGCAACCGCCGCTACTGCTGAAACTTCTGCAAAGAACACTCTTACAGTCAAGAAAATTGACGGAACAAGTGTTGTTGTAACTCCAGGATCTACAGCTAACGCAAGCGCTGGTGATATTGTTTGTATCGCTGGTTCTATGAGTGGTTCTGCCGCTCTCTTGCCTGTTGGTCTTGATGGTTGGCTCCCAGTTCTTAAAAAGAGAAGTTCTTCTGCAAATGCTTGGACTACATATATCGCTACATCTTTCTTTGGTGTAGACCGCTCTGTAAACCCTGACCGCTTGGCTGGTGCTTTCGTAGACGCTACAGGCGCTTCTGGTGACGCTCAGAAGAAGAGCCACACTGTTACAACTCTCATTAAGAAGTTGCGCAGACAGGGTTCTCTCTGTGATATGATCGTTATGAATGATGACGACTTCCTTGAGTTCGCTCGCGAAATCGAAACTTCAAACACATACTTCACACAGACTTCTACAAAAGAAAAGAAGAATGCAACAATCGGCTTCTCTGACATTTCTGCAGCATTCTCTACAAACTATGTAGAAAACATCATTGATGACCCATACTGTGTAAAGGGCCGCTTCTATGTTCTCTCTTCTGACGCTGTTGAGTTCTGGGGATACACAAATGTTGAAAAGGCACTCAATGACGGTGTAGAAGGAAACAACGCCGGAAAGCAGGACCCAATGACAATGGATGCTGATGACAAGGCTAACGACCCTCTCCAGCTTCTCGTTGATGACCTCTTCACAATCAGCGGCGGTTCTGACACAGTAGACGGCCCTGCAACAATGGTTACATTGAACCTGTTCGGTTCATTCGTTGTTACAAACCCTTCTGTTTGTGGTGTTGGTGAATTCTACGGTTCTACAGACTTTGCTTGTGCTTAATCTGTAGCATTATAAAATATCACGCTATCGTGATATAAAATTGATGGCGTATAGGCTCTTTGCTTGTACGCCATTTTTTTTGAAGGAGAAAATAACTATGGGTGATTTCCATGACGCTAACTACAACGTTACAAAAATCCGTACAGCAGACGGAGAAGTAGCAGAACTTGAACTCAACAACAAGAAGGTTGCTCTTGCCGGTGATGTAAAGATACAGGACAAGAAGGAAGTAACAATCAAGGTGAGTGAATACACAGAGCCTGTTGAGATTACACCTTCTTCTGGTAAAGACGGAATTGCAAAAGTAATCGTTATTCTTGATACGTCAGAGTAAACTAATAACATAAGGAGTAAAACTTATGGATAAGATTAAAGCGTTCTTTAACAACACAATCGTTAAGGTTGTTGCTTGGGTCATTTTGGCACTTGATGTAGTTGTCCTTATTTTGGGCGGTGCTTCTGTTGCTGAAATTGGAAAAGGTGTTGAGCTTGTAGCCGGAATTGTTTCCGCTGTTGCTCTGCTTGTAGTATTTATTGCAAGCAAGATTAAAAAGGAATAAAACCTACTTCCTTCCCGGTTGTGGTTTTGCTCTCATATCTTGGGCGAGGTGTAAAAACCTTGCCCTTTTTATTTTAACTAATGAAGTGATATGAAAGCAAAATTGACAAGGGGGAATTATGAAAAAGTTATTTTGTTTAATCGCTTTATTACTCGTATCTTCTTTTATGTTTGGCGCTACTGTTTGGCTGCCTAGAATACACGCTACACAATCCGGCTGCGGTGACTGGATAAAGTTTGAAGATGTTTCCTACACCATAAATAATGGCATGGTGCATTTTAGGTACAAAGGCAAACATTATTATTCTACAGTTTTTGTTATTGAAGAATAAAAGTTATGCGTTACGGTGTACCCTACAAAGGCTCTAAGAACTCAATAGCAGAATGGGTCTATAGTCATTTTCCAAAGGCTGACAATTTCTATGATTTATTCGCGGGTGGTTGTGCCATTACTCATTATGCTTTAATT